TGAAACCAATGGTTGACTCAGATGATTTAGTTATTCAACAATATGATGGCACAGCAGTCATGACTATAGAAGATAATGTTTCTGTTAACATAAATAATGATGTGACAGTGGCTGGAAGAGCAACAGGCACACAAACAACAGATAATGATGGTGATTTTGATTTAAGTGTAAGTAATTTTTTTAAATGCACACCATCTGGAAATATAACATTGACATTTAGTAATCCTGCAGAAGGACAATCTGGAACAGTTATGTTAGTTAATAGTGGTGGTCATACCATATCAGCACATGCAAGTGTGGCTATAAATGCAGATATATTAACAGCATTGACGACTGCAGGAACATATATGCTTAATTATTATTGTTCTGCTTCAAGTGGTGATAACACAATATTGGTAAGTGCGACTGGGGCATTAACATAAAATGAGTATACTTCCTGCATCTGGTGCTGGTGATGAAAGCACTGGTTTTTATTCAGTAGAAATAGACCAATCTTTACGTTTAGATGGCACCTCAGCACATTTATCAAAAACATATAGCACAACAGCAAGTTCAACAACTGATTTTGTAATGTCATTGTGGCTCAAACCTATTTTAAAAGACACTGGTGATAAAATGATTGCCTCATCATATGATGGTGCAACTGTTATGATGTATTGGCAATTTCAATCAACCAGAACATTAAGGATTTATATTGATCCATCAAGTGCAGGAAGTAATGAATTTCATGTTACTACTGATATGCATTTTCGTGATTGTTCAAATTGGTATAACATATGTTTAGTTCTTGATATGAGTCAAAGTTCAAATGTCGATAAAGCTAAAATCTATGTAAATGGGACTCAAGCAAGCACAACACAAACTTATTCAACTGGGACTCCAACTACTCAAAACCTTGTAAAAAGTGGAACAACATTTAATATTTCAAAATATTTTACTTCAGCACAATACATGGATGCATATATAGCAGATGTTCATATTATTGATGGTTCAGCAAATTATACAGACTTTGGCGAAACAAAAAATGGAGTATGGATCCCCAAAAAATATACTGGAAGTTATGGCAATAATGGAGCAAGATTAACTTTTCAAGATAGTAGTAATATTGGTTATGACTATCAAACTGCTGATAGAAGCACAACGAATGATTTTACAGCGAATAATTTAGCATCCACAGATGTAATGCCAGATAGTCCGACAAATAATTTTTGTACCTTAAATTCTTTATCAGCAGGTGATGAAACTGACATGACTGAGGGAAACTTGACATATGCAGATTCAAGAAGTGGTGGCACAGGTCAAGCAAAAGGCACATTCCCTTTATCTTCTGGTAAGTGGTATTGGGAAGTTCATTATGATTATGATCCTGGTGCCTCAAATATGATTGGTATAGTGGCTGTTGATGAAATAACTAATAGTCATCTTGCTCAAGATCCTAATAGTGGTTTTGGAACTTATTTTGCTTGGGATGAAAGAGGTATCTATTACCAAGCAACTGATGGCACACATTCTTATCCAAGTGGTAAAACATCTTATGCTGCAGGAGATGTACTTAGTTTTGCTATGGATGTAGATGCAGGCAAATTATTTATAAGGAAAAATGATGGTTCTTTTGAAGATAGTGGTGATCCAGTTGCAGGAACTGATCCAAGTTTTACATTTGCAGCAAATAAAGTAATGACTCCACTAGTTACTAATTACAGAGGTTCAGTACATGTATTTAATTTTGGACAAAATCCAAGTTTTAATGGTGATGGAAGTATAACAGCAGGAACAGAAACAGACTCTGGTGGAGTTGGTCTGTTTAAATATGCACCTCCATCAGGTTATTTGGCTATATGTGCAAAAAATTTAGATGATGTCACAATTGGTCCATCACAATCATCTCAGGCAGATGATTTTTTTAATACAGTTCTTTATAGTGGTAATAGTTCAAATACACATCAAATAACTGGCGTTGGTTTTCAACCAGATTGGTTATGGATTAAAGTAAGAAATCAAAGTGGATCTCATTATTTAGCTGATTCTAGTAGAGGATTAGGAACTGGCGATAGTATGAAAGTTCTTATGACAAATGGTACAACATTGGAATATACAGCAGAAAATGACCAAGTGCGTTCTTTTGATGCTGATGGTTTTACTTTAGATGATAACACAGATAATACATGGTATG